CCGAACCCATCGCCCTCCCCAACTATGCGGTCTACGAAACCGAAGACCTGCTAGGCATCGACACTGACCTGGAGTTGACCCTATGAAAATCACCGCAGAACCACGCTCCGACCAGTGGAACGCCGAGGACTTCCTACAAGGCCCAAGGGTCTTCGCTATCGCAGGCGTCAAGAACGGCGCGGCGGAACAGAAATACGACATCGACCTTGAGGGCGAGAGCCGGGTATGGCGTCCACCACTGACCATGCTGCGCGTCCTGCTCACTGCATGGGGCGACGACTCCGACGCATGGGTTGGGCGCCGCGTACAACTCTTCCACGATCCGAACGTGCGCTTCGGCAAGGAAGCCGTGGGAGGCATCCGTATCGCCGCGCTCTCCAACCTTGACAGCCCGCTGAACCTCAAGCTGACAGCCACCAGGGGCAAGCGGGTTACTTACACCGTGCAGCCCCTCAAGGAAGCCCCCAAGCCCGCACAGCAGGCCCGTGACTTCCTGGCTGAAGCGGAACAAGCAAACGGCGACCCCGACCTGCTACGGGCGCTCTGGAAGGCGGCTAAGGCAGCCGGCGAACCACAACCACACCTAGACACAATCCAAGCAATGGCAGCACCCACAACAGAAGAGAGCAACTAACCATGGCCGGCGAAACGACACTGACGATTATCGGCAATACGACGGGACCGGCTGAGCTGCGATTCACCCCGTCAGGATCCGCGGTAGCAACCTTTACGGTTGCCAGTACCCCGCGCACATTCGATGCAAAGTCCAGCCAGTGGAAGGATGGGGAGACTCTATTCCTCCGGTGCTCTGCTTGGCGCGAGATGGCGGAAAACGTGGCCGAAACCCTGGCCGACAAGGGTATGCGCGTGGTCGTAACAGGCCGACTGAAGCAGCGGTCATATGAAACTACTGCGGGCGAAAAGCGCACGGTCATTGAACTGGAAGCCGATGAGGTAGCGCCCAGCTTGAAGTACGCCAACGCCAAGGTCAACCGCACGCAGCGTTCTAGTCAGGGCGGCAATGACTGGAACGGCGGCGGAAAGAATCAAGCGAACTCGAACGCTGGCTTCGGTGGAGCTGCTGACGCCGAAGTGCCGTTCTAGATGGTTATGCGGATCCTCGCGGCTGTCGGCGCGCTGGCCTGCTACATCGCTCTTGTCTGCACCGACCTGGACAGTACGCAGCGATGGTTACTCGTTGCGGTCATCTGGTTTCAGGTCATAGCGGATTGGGACCGCAAATGAACTTCCGCACTCGTCCCCGCGGCGAGCAACTGTCGATCCTGACATCGTGCTTCCGGTGCAACGGAGAGTTGTCGGTCAGCAACGGCAGGCCCGAACGCCACGACTGCGAACCACAACCACTCACCCTCGCGGACCTCAGGGCCGCACTCGACAACCGATAACACCAGCCATCAAGGGGCGCTCCACACGGGGCGCCCCTTGGCATATCCAAAGGGAGCCATGACCACATGTAAACGTGCCTGCTGCTGGAATCCCTGGGGATGCTCACTCGCCTACTCCTGCCGGTGCCACTGGAAAGAACGCAAACCCGGTGGACAAGCAGGAACCGCAGCCACACACCGGGATCCAACCAGTGATCAAGCCATCCGCAACGTCATGCGAGAAAGGAAAACCAAGTGAGTTATGTCCGCGGCAATTCCAGCGACTACCTGGAACGCCTGAAGCACCAGAAAGCCATTGCGGCCGCTGAACTCGAAGCCGAAGAACGCCGCCTGCAACAAATCCGTGACGCCGAAATGGATTTAGCACGCCTGAACCACAAACGCCGGGTAGTAGCCGACCAAATCAAAGACGCCACCAGCCCCACCCGCCGAACACTCCCACCACCCATCCACGGCGGACGCAAAGGCCTCGAAGAAGCAGCACGAGAAGCCGCAAAACACGAATACAAGACCGGCATCATGGCCCGCAAACGCCAAAACGCATAACGAAAGGAGTTGGTCCGCATGAGGATCCGTGGCACTAAACCAGAGTTCTGGAAATCCCGGAGGATCGCCTCAGTATCGTGGGACGCCCGGCTCGTACTGAAGGGCCTGGAATCCTACGTGGACGACAACGGCGTCGGTGTGGACGACATCGAACTTATCGTCACTGACGTGTTCCCTCGCGACATGTTCGCGAACCCTCGCGAGACTGTCGCGAGGGTGTCCGAAGCCATCTCCGAGCTATTCCAAGCCGGTTTAGTGCACCGATACGAGGCCCGCGGTGACCAGTTGCTGTACATATCGTTCTGGGAGTCAGCACAGCGAATAGACAAGCCGGGCAAGGGCCGAAATCCGCGTCCTGACGGGACTTTTGACTACAAAGAGTCGGAAATTCGCGAGAGTGTCGCGAGCCCTCCCGAAACCCTCGCGCCTGTAACAGGGGAACAGGGGAACAGAGGAACAGGGGAACAGGGGAAAAAGACTTGTCCAGCTACGCCGGACGAGTTCATTGACTGGTACCTCGAATATCCACGCAAAGAGTCCAAGGGCGTAGCGGAGAAGGCCTACGCCAAGGCCAGGAAGCAAGCGAGCGCTGAGGCTTTGATCGAAGGCGCCATCCGATACCGCGAAGACCCCAACCGCGAACCGTCATTCACCAAACTCCCGGCGACCTGGCTCAACGGCAAATGCTGGGAAGACGGCCCATTGCCCTCACGCGCCCCACAACAGCGCCCCACGGGATCTCAAAACCGGCTACAGACCGGATATGACCTCCTGCAAGAAACACGCGCCGAAATCGCCGGACAACTCGAACTAGGGGCATGACATGAACCTCGAAGAAACCGTCACCCTCATGACGTGGGTCAACCAGTACGACCCCCGCGTCCAAATCAACAAACCAGCACGCGACATATGGGCCAACGCACTCCAGCCCTACTCCTATGACGAATCAATGCAAGCCGTCCTGGACCACTACAGGCTCAACGACGACGAAAGCGTATCGCCGGCCAAGATCCGCAAACGCGCCGAACTCGTCCGCAGTCAGCGCACGGGCAGGCAATCAGCCATCGAAGCCAACCCCAAACAATCCAGCAAGAACCCGATGTCCTGGCGGGCGCGGAACCCCGAAGAGTGGGGCCGGCTCATGGAACAAGGCCGACAAGAACGGTTGGCTGACCTCAAAGCACGGGGCCGGATATGAGCGCCCCCACCACCAACCACCACGCCCCGGATGTCGGGGCATTGATCTTTAAAGGATACGAATCGTGACGACCGCCCACATCAAAGCCCTTGACCTCTTCGCCGGCACAGGCTGGGGAGTCGCCTGCCAACGCCTCGGCATCAAAGAAGCCGGCGTCGAAATCATGCCCGAAGCCGTCGCGACCAGAACCGCGAACGGCATGGAAACCATCTACCACGACGTGTGGGACGGCATCACCCTCACCGCCGAACAAAACCGCGAACAGTACGGCTCCTACGGGCTACTGATCGCGTCCCCACCCTGCCAGACATTCAGCACAGCAGGTAAAGGTGCAGGAAGGGCCGCGCTAAACGAAGTCCTCGAGGCCATCGAACTGCACGCCTACAAAGACGCAGACGCCCTACTCCGCTTTGGTGAGCAGCACGACATGAGGACCGCCCTAGTCCTGACCCCGCTCGCCTATGTCTGGCGCGACCGACCCCGGCTCGTCGCCCTAGAGCAGGTCCCCACTGTCCTGCCCGTCTGGCAAGCCTGCGCTGAAGTAATGCGCGAATGGGGCTACGAGGTCAAGGTGGATATCCTAAACGCCGAACAGTACGGCGTACCCCAGACACGCAAACGCGCCATCCTGGTTGCCCGTCGTGGGGGCGAAGTTCACATGCCGAAGCCGACTCATTCCCGCTACTACTCCCGCACCCCCGAGAAGCTAGACCCCGGCGTCAAAAAATGGGTGAGCATGGCTGAAGCGCTTGGATGGCGGGGCTTGACCAATAGGCCATCGCCGACCGTCACGGGCGGTGGAACGGAGGCGGGTGGCGCTGAGCCTATAGCTAAGTTCCATGAGCGCTACACAGGCATTCCAGCCTGGGCGGGCGCAACTGACAGGCTCAGCACGGACGAAGCCGCTGCATTGCAGAGCTACCCATCCGTCATTGCCGCCTCTGGAACCTCATGCCAGATTGTAGACCCACGCCCAACCGATCACCCCGCACCAACCATCACGGGCGCAGGGACAGCAGAGTTCGGAGAACGCCCAACTCGAGCCGCAGGACCTGGGCAACGTGACCCGGAAGGACGCCGGCTAATCCAGGAGGAAGCCTCCATCCTTCAAACCTATGAGCGCCCGTTCGTCTGGTGTGGCACGAAGACAAAGCAGTTCCTCCAGATCGGAAACGCAGTCCCGCCGCTATTGGCTGAACACATCCTTGCCGCACTTATCGGTATCACGGAAGGACGGTAATGAACACCTGGACCGTAACCGTAGCGTCGGAACTACCCATGCTCAACCTCAACCAAAGGATGCATTGGGCGAAGAAGGCGCAACTCACGAAGCACTGGCGCCGGCTCGCAATGGTCAACGCCATGGCCGCTGACCTGCCCCGCAACCTCAACCGCGTCCACATCGTCGCGCACGTAACCAAACCCACGAACCGTCAATACGACGCGCATAATTTGCTCCCCACCCTCAAAGCGGCAATCGATGGGCTGGTTGATTACGGGCTCATCCCTGACGACACCAACCGGCACCTAATAGGCCCCGATTTACGACAAGGCGGCAAAGGTGACCCCGCAATAGTCCTCACCATCACCGAACTGGAGCCGCAGTGAAGCTAACGATCACGATCCAGTGCACCCCGAAACCCGGCCGGGCTGACAGACTCCACGACACCATCACCGCCGCCGTCCGCAAACACGCCAAACGCAAAGGACTCACCGTGCAAACCGACTACCACCAGGAGGAAGAATGACCTGCACTACTGAGGGTTGCGGCCGGGCTACGACGCTTTACCTTTGCACGGCCTGCATCGTGGAGTTGGATGGTTTACTGAAGGACGTACCGGATTTGTTGGGCAGGTTGGATGAGGTACGGGCCGGGACAGCAGTAGTCAAAACCAGTGGCGGTGGAGGCGGCCACGCAGGATCTAAGCCACCCGGAAGCCTCGAAGCAATGCAACTCCAGATCTGGCTCCAACAACTCCCCCAACGGGCGCACACAGCCGCGCACGACTACCCAAACGCAGGCGAATGGCTCTACATGGCACGCATATGGGTACCCAACGCCCGCGAACTCTGCTGGGGCTACGAAGAACCCGCCATCAACCACGACGCCAACCGGGCCAAACTCCGCGAAGCAGCACCACCCATGCCCACCCGCGAACTACTCCCCTGGCTCCGCAAACACGCCAAGATCACCATCACATCTATGGACGTAAGGGACTGGGCAAGACGCGGGAAACTCAAACCAGTAGAACGCACACCACAACCCACCTACCACCCACACGAAGTCCTCGCAGCATGGCACGACACGCGGGCACCAAAGTAGTAATCCACCCCACTTAATGATAGTGTGGCAAATCGAGGGGACAGTTGTTCTCCCAAACAGGTCAGTCCACGGACTGGCCTTCTTTGTTTAACCTGTGAGGACGGCTGGCTGAGACCCCAGCCCACGTAAACAGGTGACGTGCCCGACGCGAACCCCCACGCGAACGGCACGCGGGCAGCATATGGCTTATGGCTAGGCTCCTCGAAAGAGGCGGTGCTGATGGTTCGGGTTCGATTCCCGGCTGCCCACTGAGCGAACGTCCAGCCGACCAACAATCGAGAACGCGGCCATCGACCAGTAGCTCCACACTCCAACACCAGGAGGCGGCACATGAGGCTATACCATGCGATATGCGACGTACTAGAGTCCTACGCCGCACGCCTCCGAACAGACACCCTCGAAGCCGAACTAGACAACGCAGACTGGGCACTCATGAACGGCGACGAGGACGACTAATGGACGGCCAAACCTGCGACCGGCACCCATCCGCCCACGCCAAAGCCAAAGTGCTACTGCCCAGCCTCGGCACCCTCTACTTCTGCCAACACTGCGCAGACACCCTAGACTTCGGCAACGACTACTACATCGCCTACGAAGAAGTCACAGTCTGATGGCACGGGCAAGACGCATCTGCGCTAAGACCGGATGCCCACACCCCGCCGATGGTCGCTACTGCACCGACCACAACGCAGCATACGAAGCAGAGCGCGGCACATCAACGGCACGCGGCTACGGATCCAAGCATCAGAAGACACGAGCCCGACTCAACCTCGAAGTGCAAACAGGCACAGTCCCATGCTCACGCTGCGGCCAACCCATACCAGCCAACACACCATGGCACCTAGACCACGACGACGAAGACCGGGGCACCTACCTTGGACCGTCCCATGCCTACTGCAACGACTCAGCAGGCGGCAAGAGGGCACACACATAACTGGATAGGGGTAAGCGTGAGCATACGAACATGCGCTCAGTGCAGCAACCCCATACCAGCAGAGCGGAGCATGCGAGCTAAGTTCTGCACTGATAGGTGTAGCCGCACAGCCCATCGAGACTCAAGTACCAAGCTGTGCAACGAGCCATCATGCGCCAAGCCAATGCGTGCCAAGGGTATGTGCACGATGCATTGGCGCAGGGTTGCAAGAGCAGAGGGCCGCGAGGCGAACCGCGAGTGGGACGAGAAGCGCAAGGCTAACTACCACAAGCGCAGAGCAGCACGACGAACAACCAGCGTCGAGACGATCGAGCCACTAGACATCTACCAACGCGACGTATGGATGTGCGGGCTATGTTATGTGGCAGTGGACAACGAGCTTGCATACCCGCACCCGATGAGCGCATCACTAGACCACATCCAGCCGCTCTCCAAGGGTGGCACGCACACCTGGGCTAACCTGCAACTCGCTCACCTGACATGCAATGTCTCGAAGGGCAATAGAGTCGCCGCCTAACCCACAGAGACCCCACCCGGGGGGAGCTAGGCGCCTACACGCCCAGACCGCCGGTGAGCGGGCTCGTTGGTTTTCCAGAATCAAAGCCCTTTTGAAACCGATTCTCATCTAGCTAGGCGGTGGTCCTCATGGCGTCTGGTGGTGCTAGGGGGAATGCTGGCCGGGTTGCGGATCCTAATGCTTTGCGCCGTGAGCGTTCCGGCGATTCTGCGTCTTGGACTTTGCTTGCGCCGTTTGATGGGCCGGCGCCGCAGTGGCCACTCTCTGAGAATTTGGAGAACGGCGCTCGGGAGATGACCATTTGGGAGCGGCTGTGGAGTCGCCCGCAGGCTTCTGAATGGTCGCGTCTCGGTCTTGAGGATGAGGTTGCTTTGTATGCCCGGTATTTGGCTGAGGCTGAGTTGCCGGATGCGTCGTCTGCTGTGCGGACGTTGGTGAAGCAGCATCAGGAGCTTTTGGGGTTGTCTACGGCTGGTTTGAATCGGTTGCGGTGGCAGTTGCCGGCTGAGGATGCGCCGAAAGCTGGTGCTGCGCCTGCTGTGAAGCGTAAGGCGTCGTCTCGTGCCCGGCTAAAGGTTGTGGGGAATGACGGATGATTTCGCTCTCACGTTTCCGCCGTCCCAGACTCTAGGCTTTTTGGTTGCGGATTGGATTGAGGCTCATTGTTCTGTCCCTGACGGGTATGACAAGGGCTCGCCGTTTGTCCCGTCTGTGTGGCAGTTGCTGATTATCGCTAACCATTACCGTGTGAAGGCGGACGCTAGATGGGTTCCTGAGCGTCCCGTGATGGCGCCTGCGTTCACTTATAGGCGGTCGCAGGTTGTGGCGCCGCAGAAGACCGGCAAGGGTCCGTTGGCGGCTGCTGTGACGTGCTGTGAGGCTGTCGGCCCGGTGATCTTTGGTGGCTGGGCAGTGGGTGGCGAGGTTTACGACTGCCGGGACCATGGTTGCGGTTGCGGGTTCGTGTATGAGTATGAGCCTGGCGACGCTATGGGGATCCCGCGGAAAACTTCACTGATTCAGTTGGTGGCCACGTCTGAGGAACAGGTCGATAACGTTTACCGGCCGTTGCAGTCGATGGTTCGTAGTGGCCCGTTGGACGAGATTATGAAGACTGGCGAGCAGTTCGTCCGCCTTCCTGAGAACGGGAAGATCGAGGCTGTCACGTCGTCGGCTATGTCAAGGCTTGGTAACCCGATCAACTTTGCGAACTTTGACGAGTCCGGCATCTATACGGTGCAGAACAAGATGGTCCGGGTTCAACAGACGATGCAGCGTGGTTTGGCCGGTATGTCTGGCCGTTCGATTGAGTGGACTAACCCTTGGGATCCTGCTGAGAACAGTTCGGCGCAGCAAACGTATGAGTCTAAGGCTGCGGATATTTACCGGTTTTATCGGAAGCCGCCGGCTGATCTTTCGTATAAGAACAAGGTTGAGCGGCGCAGGATCCACCGGTACGTGTATGAGGGTTCGCCGTGGGTTGATTTGGATGCTATCGAGGCTGAGGCTGCGGAGCTGTTGGAGACTGACCCGGCGCAGGCTGAGCGTTTTTATGGCAACCGGATTGTTCATGGTCTTGGTTCTTGGTTGCGTGATGGTCTTTGGGATGGTGCGTATGCCGGAAATGTTATGGCTGCCGAATCCTGATGATGGTGTGCAGGTCGCTATGGGTTTTGACGGCTCGGAGAATAACGACTGGAGCGCCTTGCAATGCGAAACCATTGACGGGTTTAGCTTCACCCCGCGTTACGGTCCGGATAGGCGTCCTACGGTGTGGAACCCTGCCGAGTGGGGCGGTTACATTCCCCGCGGTGAGGTTCATGCTGCGGTTGATGAGGTTTTCGCCCGGTATAAGGTTTCCCGTTTCTACGCCGACCCTCACGACTGGTACTCGGAGATCGGTGACTGGGCGCTGAAGTACGGCGAGGAACACGTTTTCGAGTGGCCGACGAACCAGGTTTCCCGAATGTACCCCGAGATTCGCCGGTTCGAGATTGACCTTGCGCAGGGCCGGATTAAGCATGACGGCTGCCCTATTGCGACGGTTCACGCGGCGAACGCTAAGAAGATCGCTAAGCCTGGGCAGAAGTACGTCCTTGGTAAGCCTGCCGACCATCAGAAGATCGACGTGATTATGACGAAGATCCTTGCCCATACTGCCGCAGCGGACGCCCATGAAGCGGGCTGGGGCGAAGTTACTGACAATCGAATGTTCGTGTTCAGATAAGGAGGCTTTCGTGGCTTTGAGTTCCGAGCAAGCCGCCCTTGTTGTCTCTTTGAACGCGCAATTGGATGCTTTGGCTCGTGATGATGAGCGGCTGGGTAAGTATTACGAGGGCTCGCAGGTTTTGGAGCATATCGGGCTTGCTGTGCCGCCTGAGTTGCGAAAGTTTGAGACGGTTATCAACTGGTCCCGTGTTGCGGTTGATTCGGTTGAGCAGCGTCTTAGGGTGAAGGATTTCATTCTTCCGGGCGAGGATATTTCTTCGACTGTTCTGCGTGAGCATTGGGACGCGAACAACCTTGATTCTGAGTCGGCGTTGTTGCATAAGGACACGCTGATTTATGGTCGAGGGTTCGTTTGTGTCGGCTCTAACGCGGAAGATGCTGAGCATCCGTTGATTACGGTTGAGTCGCCGCGTGAGATGACGGCTGTTGTGGATCCTAGGAGCCGCAGGATCAGCTCTGCGCTGCGTGTTTATGGTGCTACAAAGGAAGACCCGCAGCCGAAGTTTGCGACGCTCTATGAGCCGAATAGCACGGTCTGGTTGGAGAAGGTTAGTGGCGGCTGGTCTGAGTATGACCGGGATGACCACAACCTGGGCCGCGTCCCTATCGTGATGTTCCTGAACCGTCGCCGCACTGGTGACTGGCTCGGTGTTTCGGAGATGAAGGACGTTATCCCGCTGGTTGATTCGGCAGCTCGTGCGATCACTAACTTGCAGATTGCTTTGGAGACGCACGCGGTCCCGCAGAAGTGGGTTCTCGGCATGTCCAAGGGCGATTTTGTGGATGCTGACGGCAACCCAATCCCCGCCTGGCAGTCTTACTACTCTGCTATCTGGGCGAACCAGCGGCAGGACGCGAAGGTTGGTCAGTTCTCCGCGTCGGACCTGAAGAACTTCCACGACACCATCAACCATTACGGGCAGATGGTTTCCTCTGTTACCGGCCTTCCAACCCGTTACCTTGGGCAAACGTCGGTGAACCCGGCCGCCGAGGGTGCTATCCGCGCTGACGAGTCCCGCCTTGTGCTGAACGCTGAGGGCAAGGCGTCTAACTGGGGCGACGGCTGGGGCTGGGTGCAGGGCATCGCTGAGCGGTTCCGTTCCGGCGTGTGGCCGATGGCTAACCAGATCAAGACCGAATGGTTCGACGCCGGCACCCCGACGTTCGCGCAGAAAGCTGACGCTCTCACGAAGCTGTACGCAAACGGTACGGGTGTTATTGCCCGCGAGTCGGTGCAGGACGAGCTTGGCTGGTCGCAGGCGAAGAAGGACCGGGACCGGGCTTACCGCGAGGCTGAGTCACAGGATCCGTACCTCGCACGTTTGGACGCTAAGGGGGCTGTGAGTGCAGCAGCTTCAACAGTTACCGGCGGCGGCGCTTAGTTATTCGGCTGACCAGCGTGCGGAGATTCAGGCTGCTCTTGCTGCCGTGTCTCGGTTGTGGCGTCGGATGGGCTCTGATTTTGATGCGTCTTACGCGAGGATTGAGCCGTCATTGTTGGCGGTTCTATTCTCTGCGCAGGAGCGGGTGGCGGATGGGGCTTTGGCTTATGTCCCTGACGCTCTTGGTGACGCCGCGCCGGAGCCCATCTATAAGTCTGCTGGGTCTAGGTTCGTTGGTGTGGCTGGTGATGGCATGCCGGTCGCGTCGATGGCTTACGGTGCTGTCATCCACGCTAAGCAGGCCGTTGCTGCCGGGCTGGAGCAGGGCGCGGCGCTCGCAAGGGCTGGGCAGTTCCTAAACCTGGCTTCCGGGACGATGCTTTCGGATACTGGGCGGTCTGCTGAGAAGGTTTCTGGCGGCGCTCATCGTGTCCACCATTACGTGCGGATGCTAAACCCGCCGTCATGCGGGCGCTGCGTGGTACTGGCTGGAAAGACATCGAAGCATTCAGAGGCGTTCAACCGTCACCCTGGCTGCGACTGCCGAAACGTGCCGACCGCTGAGAATACCGGCGATGATGCGCGAACGGATCCGCACGCTTACCTTTCGGGCCTGTCTGAGGCTGAGCAGGACCGGGTTCTCGGGTCCAAGGCTAACGGGCAGGCGTTCCGTGACGGTGCCGACATGAACCAGCTAATCAACGCTTACCGGAAGTCTGGCGCGGTGAGGCCGGCGCAGATCAACGGGCAGGCGATCAAGTACACCCGCGAGGGTACAACACGCCGCGGCCACGCTTACTGGCAGATGTCCCAGGCGCAGTACGTCAAAGAGCAGGGCGTATTCAAGGACGGCAGTAAGTACACCCGCCTCAAGTCGCCCCGTCTCATGCCGGAATCCATTTACTCCATTGCCAAAGATCAGGACGACGCTAAGCGCCTCCTGAAGCTTTACGGCTGGGTCGTTTAGACCCCCAACATTCTCCCCGCTAGCGCGATGCTCGGGGTTTTTCCATCCGCGACGGAGGACAAACTATGTCGGAAGCAGTAACCGAATCAACCACTGAAGCAGCGGCCCCGGCTGAGGCTGAGGTAACCGAATCCCAGGAACTTGGGGACGGCGGTAAGAAGGCACTACAAGCGGAGCGCGATGCCCGCAAAGCTGCCGAACGTTCCGCCGCTGAGTACGCCGCGAAGCTCAAGGAAATAGAGGACGCAAGCCTCTCTGAACTTGAGCGGACAAAGAAGATGGCGGAAGAGTCCGCCGCTGAACTGGCGCGGCTCCGCTCCGAGAACGTCCGCAACAAGGTTGCCATTGACAAGGGCGTACCTGCGGATCTTGTCGAGTTCCTGACCGGTGACACTGAGGGTGATATTGCCGCGAAGGCTGACCTTCTTATGGCCCGGTTGAATGCTCCCGGCACCCCGAAGCCTGACCCCTCGCAAGGCGCGAAGGGTGATGGCGCTGCGCTCAACGGCGATCCGCTGTTGGACACGCTGAAAAACAAACTTGGGCTGAACTAGCCCCAACCCTTTAGGAGACTGTCATGGCGATTACCGCCGCTACTAAGCTCTCCGATTTTTCCGGTTTCCTGAACCGTGAGCAGTCGGCAGCTATCTTTGAACAGGCCGCTAAGACCTCTGTGGTTCAGCAGCTTGCCCCGCGTGTTCCGCTGGGCGTGAATGGTCAGTCGATTCCGGTTGTGACCGGTAAGGTTTCGGCCGGTTGGGTCGCTGAAGGTGCGCAGAAGCCTGCGTCTAAGGGCTCGATGGCTCTGAAGACCATGGACCCGAAGAAGATTGCCGCTATCGCGGTTGTCTCCGCTGAGGTTCTGCGTGCTAACCCGGGCGGCTATGTTGACCTGATCCGTCCGCAGATCGCTGAGGCGTTCGCTGTTGCGTTCGACGCCGCCGCACTGTACGGCACTAGCTCCCCGTTCTCCACGAACCTTGCCACCGGTTCTTCGGTGCAGGAGTTCACCGGCACTACCCCGGCTTTCACCGATGTGTACGGCGACCTGAACGCTGGCCTGTCAACCCTCGTGAACGCTGGCAAGAAGCTGACCGGATGGGCGTTCGACAACCGTTTCGAGCCCGTCCTTAACGGCTCCAAGGACTCGTCCAACCGCCCGCTGTTCGTTGAATCCCCGTTCACCGAGACGAACGGTCCTGTCCGGCAGGGCCGTCTGCTGGGCCGTCAGGCGTTCATTGGCGATGGCATCTACGACGCAACGTCCAAGACCTACGGGTTCGCCGGCGACTGGTCGCAGGCCGCATGGGGCGCTGTTGGTGGCATCTCCTACAACGTGTCCACCGAGGCGACCGTCACCATCAACGGCGTTCTTACGTCGCTGTGGGAGAACAACCTGGTTGCGATCCTGGCCGAAGCCGAGTACGGCTTCCTGGTCAACGACCCTGCGGCCTTTGTTCGCTTCAGCAACAATGCCTAACTCTGCGTATTCCTAATTCGTGTTAAACTGGTCCCAGGCGAAAGGGGCTGGGACCAGTTGAGCGAAATAGTGAAGAAAAAGCGGAGCCGGGAAAGGGTGACGCTGACCTGCGATGGTTGCGGAACGGAGTTCGATCGCCTGAAGTCGGCGGTGCGGGTGAATAACTTTTGCTCGCATCCTTGCTACGGGAAATCGAAGTTTCGACTGGAAGCGACGGCGCGGATAAACGCGGTCAAGAATGCCGATGCGTGGGTGACGGTAAATTGCGCCTACTGCAAAGCTGACATCCGCCGCGAACGAAGCAAGGACGATGGACGGCGGCACTTTTGCGATAGGGCGTGCAAGAACCTGTTTCGACGGGTCGAGCAGGTCAATCCAGACGGATACCTGTTTGAGTTCATCGGCAAAGGTAAACCTGGGGCAAGCAAGAGCGGACATATCATGCAGCACCGCAAGGTAATGCAGGAATTACTTGGCCGCGCACTGCTTCCAACGGAGAATGTCCATCACAAGAACGGTGTCCGCACCGACAATCGCCCTGAGAATCTTGAACTGTGGTCCCGCTCTCAGCCTGCTGGTCAGCGGGTGCAGGACAAGGTTGCTTGGGCGCGGGAAATGCTCGCATTGTATGGGGACTTGTTCCCAGAATAGGAGCCCGCTGTGGCTGTCAAGAAAGCAACTACAACCGAAGATTTCACAGAGGACCAGAAGCCGGACGAAGTGCCCGCTGAAGATCCAAAGGAAACAGAAACGGCCACTGATGAGGTGGCCGTTTCTGCGTCTGACGACGGATCCGACTACAGCGCAGCTGAGCCGGAGCCCGAACTGCCCAAGGCGCCGAAGGGTTACACCCATCTCGTAGGGCCATCGGGCGCCGTTAGTACGGTACCGGATTCGATCCTTCAGGATCTTCTGGATTCCGGTTACAAGAAGAAGTAAGGGAGGGGTGCGGTCATGGCTTACGCGACCGTCAGTGACATAGAGGTTCGTTATGGCCGCACTCTTACCGCTTTGGAGTCCGGGCAGGTTGGCGCGTGGATTGATGACCTTGAGGCTGAGATCCTTGAGCGGATCCCGGCGATTGAGGCGCTGATCATTGCCGGCCGGCCGACTGTTCCGACGCTGATCCGTGTGATTTGTCAGGCGATCATCCGCAAGCTTGATAACCCGAAGGGGCTCAAGTCGAGGACGGTCGCCATTGATGACTATTCGACTACGGAGCAGCCGTGGATTCAGGGGACGCCTGGTGGTGGTCCTGAGTTGTCGGATGAGGAATGGTCGAAGTTGTTGCCGGGTTCGTCTGGTGACGCTTTCACGATCACTCCGTATGGTGCGGCATGAGTGCGGCGGATGCGGTCGCTGAGGGCCGTACTCAGGCTGAGCTTCTGATGTTCGATGCGTGCGTGGTGGATCGGCCTGGCCCGGTTGTTACTGACCCTGATACAGGGGTTGCGGCGCCGAGCCTGTCCCGGATCTATGCCGGCAAGTGCAAGGTGCAGCAGACCATTGCGCAGTCTTCTAACCCTACGGCGGGCGGGCATTCTTTCACGGTGCAGTCTACGCGGTGGGATACGCCGGTTAGTGCTGGCCCGTTTGCTGTGAATGATGTGGTGACGATGACGGGCGCTGTTCTGGATCCGCAACTGGTGGGGCGGGTGTACCGGGTTGTGGAGTTGTTCCATAAGTCGGGTGCGACGGCTCAGCGGGTACGGGTGGAAGAGGTTAGCGCATGAGTGATGGCAGCGCGGAGCTTCGGCAGTTCGCTATCAGTGTTGGCCGTATTGCTGCCGGCGCTTTTGAGGACGTTGAAGCGGTGGTTGCGAAGGCGGCCCTGAACGTGAAAACGGAAATGGCTGCCGACATGTCTAGTTCGCGTCACTTCAAGGGTGCGGCGGGCTCGATCACTTATGAGTCCAAGAACGCTGGCAGTACGATCCGGCGCGTGGTTGGTCCAGATAAGGGGCGCCGCGGTGGTGCGCTGGGCAACATCTACTACTTCGGTACTAGCCGTGGTGGTGGTTCTGGTGACATTGAGAAGCCGCTGCGTTCTGAGGAACCGCGTATCTTGGCGGCAATGAACGCGCTTGTCACACGCTGGGAGAACCAACTGTGAGCGGGGATGCGCTGGCGTCAGGGTTTGAGGCGCTGCTTACTGGTTTCACGGTCTACAAGGACAAGGTGCCCAGTAACCCGTCGTTCCCTTACGTGTTGGTGCTGACGAACTTCCCTACGGTCGCTGAGCGTTCCATGGCGCGGACTGTTTCGAGCCGTGTTCTGCGGTCCCGCACTTCGGTTGTGGGTATCACTGCCGGTTCGGTTCGGATCGTGGCGCAGAAGCTCACCGACGCATTAGAGGGTAAGCGCCCCGCCGTCACTGGCTGGGTGTTGGGCGCTATCGAGGCCGTGCCGAATGAGCAGCCGATCCAGCCTGATCTTGACGTGACCATCCCTGGTACTGCTGAGAATCCGCTGTATCAGCCGTTCGATTGGATCCTTACCGGATCCACAACCGCTTAGGAGGCGCCTTGTTTATCAGGGTGAAAGACAAAGACACCGGACACGAGCTCGACGTGCCGGATACGGATTGGCGGATCGGTGAGGGCATCTTCACCCCCGTCAAGGGCGACAGGTTCCCAGTAGTGGACCGGCCCAGACCACCGAAGTTCAACATTCAGCCCATTCGGGCATCCAAGAAAGAGGAAAGCTAAATGGCTGAAATCCCAGCAACACCGGTTGACGGCAACTCACTTGTACTTGCTGTCGCCGCTATCGCGGATACATCCGCGCCCAAGCTTACGGAGCTGACTGCCACTTCGGCGGTTGACATCTCTTGCTACCTGACTGGTGGCGGCTGGAAGCCGTCGCTGTCTGAGCAGGTCATCAACGATGAACGGCTTTGCACGACTCAGACGTACGAGCAGAAGGGGCGTTCGCAGCGTGGTCTGGAAGTCGAGTACATCGACAACACCAACACGGCGAATGAGACGCTTTACAACAAGGCCAAGGACACGCTGATTCCTGGCTCGGCACTGTTCCTTGTTGTTCGTACCGGGCTGCCGTACACGACGGCTCTTGCTGTTGGTCAGAAGGTGACTATCTACCCTGTGACTCCAGGTGAGTACAGCGAACTTCCGCCGGAGGCTAACTCAGTCTTCAAGATCGGGCAGAAGCAGTTTGTCCGCGCTGGTGTCGCGATTAGTGCCGAGATTGTTGCCTAACCAACCTTGAATACCCCTGTTCGCCCGTGCGTTGTGGGACCGCGGGCGAACAGGTCAAGTCCCACTCGTCCCGCTCATTTTTCTTTGGAGTAAACAACATGGCTTCACGAACACTGCATGTGCCGGACTTTTCGATTGGCACGCCGGATTATGACAAGGCCAAAGCATGGCTTGAAGACAACGGAATCGACCCTTCCCGCGTCCTGATGGAATCCGAGATTGTCGTGACTGACGACTCGATCACCTTTACTGGCATCGTTCGCGCTGCGAATGGAGCCGCTGTCATCGCGCCAGACGGCGGGCGTGTCATCCGCGAAACGGTGACACTTCCCAAGGTGTCTGACCCCGAAACCTACGGATTCTAGGAGCGCACTATGGCTTTGACTATCAAGCGCCCTGAGACTCGGGTGGCGTTCTGCTTGGATGGCAACCTGAAAGCGGAGCATGAGGCGGCGGAAGCTGAGTTCAACGCGGCCCGCTCTCGGTCCCTCGCTGACGCCCGCCTCAATGACCCGGTAAAGGATCTCGCCAAGAAGGTCAATGACATTGAGGATGCCATGAAGGCGTCCACTGTGGAGTTTGTTATCCGGGGGATGAAGCGGGGCGACTGGAATGACCTTGTTGCGGCGCACGCCCCCCGCGAGGATAACACCCTGGACAAGTCTTACGGGTTCAATGTCGAGTCTTTGATGACGGCGGCGATCCCGCAGAGTATCGCCGGGGTTGAGAACCAGGCCGGCGAGGTTTTGGACTTTGACGTGAAAGCGGAGTGGGAAGCCCTCGCTGACGACATGACGGACTCACAGTACGAAGACTTTGTCCTCGCCACCTTGCGTGTGAATAAGGGGCGTAACGATGTCCCTTTTTCGCTCAGCGCCTTCAGGATGATCCAGGACTCAGATCAGACGTAGAAGCGGCGCACGCTCTCGGTATTTCGTTGAAACGGTTCCATGGTTGGGAGCCGG